CCACAAGGATAGGACGGCCGGCAAGGCGGTTGGCACTGACTGGTTCACTCAGAGTGAGAAGCTGGCCATGGTCGGCAGGCTGACTGGTTACCAGAAGCAACTCCTCGCTCTGCGCGAGGCAGAGTCCAGGAACCTCCTCGATATCTCGGCGGTGCATGAGGCGATCGATGTCTCGCAGGGCAACCAGCAAGGTATGCTCGGTAAGGCGATGCGCCTCGCAATGCTGCCCATGCAGCACGGCGAGTTGGCCTCCCGTAAGGCTGCCATCCTGGCATCGTACCAGCTTGCCAGCACTGGCAAGAAGGATTTCTTCGAGGCCATGGACGAGACCGCCGATGTCATCGACAAGACGATCTACAACTTCAGCAAGCGCGACAAGGGCTGGTTGATGCAGAAGGACCTGATGAGGATCCCGTTCACCTTCCAGACCTACAGGATCAAGACCGCCCTGCGCCTCGGCCTGCTGTTCCGCGACTCGCTGCGGGCGTTCAAGGAAGGCGGCATGGAGAAAGGGCTGGCCGACGCCGCCACCAAGGAGTTCCTCGGTATCTTCGCCACTACTGGCGCCCTGGCCGGGACGCTCGGGGTCCCGTTCGCCGGCACCGCCATGGCCATCGTTCAGTTGCTGTTCGGTGGTGACGACGACGAACCCAAAGATAAGAAGCTCGAGTACACCAACGCTCTCACTGAGACCTTCGGCCAGACGGTCGGTGACATCCTGGCCTACGGCCTGCCGACGGTCGCTGGGGTCAACCTCTCCCGCCGGATCGGCATGGGCGACATCTATGGCGCATCCTCGCAGCCGCCCGAGCAACTGCACGGTGCAGGCCTGGCCGCCTGGTGGGCTGGGAACCTGATCGGCCCGTCGTACTCGATCGCCGAGTCGTGGGTCAAGGGCTACGATGAGATCATGAACAAGGGGAACTACATGAAGGGCCTGGAGACCGCCAGCCCGAAGCCAATCAAGGATGTCTTCAAGGCGATCAGGACGGCGACCGACGGGGTCAAGGACGGAGCGGGTAAGAAGCTGCTCGACGACAGCCAAATAGGGGCGGACGAGATCCTGATGATCGCCTTGGGCTTTGCTCCGGACGAGATCACCCGGGCTCAGAACGCCGAGCGGAGTTTGAGGGGGATATCCGGGCGGATCTCAACACGACGCGGCAGGCTGATCAGGCAGGCGGCGGAGGGGGTTATCGATGGGGATGCTTCAGATGCGCTGGCGGAGATCAGGGAGTTCAACTCGAAAATGCCGCGCTTTGCGATCGGCGGGCGGGATATCAAACCGGCCGTGCGCAAGATCCTCCGGGGAGAACTCGGCACGACCGGGAACCGTTCACGACAGGTGGCTACGCAATATCAGGTGCCGGTTTACATGGAGTGATTGGATCGATTGATATATTCCCTCCGTCAAATATGGAGATATCAGCCACGCCAGCCTCAAGCGCTTCAAAGTAATCTGCAAGTTTGGTGAAAGCGGCGTCAATATTTTCAGCTTCAAACTCAACGTCTGCCTTTAGTTTGAATCTCATAGTTACTCCTCCTTCTTTATAAGTTCCTCAGCTTCGGCGAGAGCAACCGAAATACTTCCACTTTCCACAATAGATTCGCCGTCTACCCCGTGGAGGTAAAGATCTCGAAAGTGATCCGAGAGCTTCTCGAAAGCATCATCGATATTTTCTGCTTGGAATGTTGCATCGGCTTGTAATCTGAATGTTTTCATTGACATCTCCTCAATTGTTTGCTACCATTTTCTTACATGGTCGGAACCCGGGGGTGTCTCGGGTCTCCTGGATAACCCCTCTTCGATCGAGCTGGTGCAGGCTCAGGTTGGGGAGGGGTTTCTATTTGCTCAACCGATCAGCAGCAATCCCCGCATACCCGCAAATGTCCACGTATGAGTCCCGGCTCGGAGCTTGCCCCTGCACCCGGGCCAGTTTGAAGAGGATCATCATGTGGGCGATGTCCAATGCAGAAAGCATTCCGTCTTTCGCTGCCAAGTATGCGTTCCAGTAATTGGCTATGAGCGTAAACGAATCCTCCGGACTGCCGTAAACATCCTGCCGCTCACCGCAGATCGTCCTCTTCGCCTCGTCCAGGCAGTCGCCGAGTTCGTGGTGCATCGGCCGTACCCCCTCCACCCCATCCATCTCGATCTGGCGGTACAGGGCGGCCTGGGTCAGGCAGGTGGGGCAGGTCTTCTGCTTTGAGGTGACCTCATACTCACCGTGGACAGGGCAGGTCAGGACGATGGCTCCCTTGTCATTCGGATAGATGATGCTGGTGTTTTTCCGCGGAGGGGGCTGTCCAAGTCCTTCCAGGCGTTGTTCCAATGTTTCGTTCATCACTCAATCTCCTTCTCGATGAGGGTTTGTTACTGACCTGGCCATTTCCAGTAGTACGTCACGAAATTGGACAGGTGTAGCGTTTCTAATCTTAGTCTTGTCTTTCCCTCCAACCATTGCGGTCATCCCGATACGTCGGGCCTTCTCATAGCCATATCGCTCCAGGGCTACCGGGTGCAACCGCTGTTCACCTTTGGACCAGTCCAATTCAGGGAGGGTTGTACCTACCGCATACAGCCAAGTGGGCTTGCGACTCATGTGACCGTAGTGCCCCTGCTCAACATAGCAGGTCCACCCCATGCCGTCGCCGGCAGGCACCCATCCAGCGAACCGTTTCGGAGGTGTCAAGCCATGAAATCTCCAGGCATGGCTGTCACAAGGATGTTCAAGAACTCCTCCCCATGTACGCACAGATTTAAGCGCCGAAGCAAAGCATCCGCTGTCGTCCCCGAGTTTGTACTGATGAGGCTTGCGCGTTGAGCCGTGCCAAAATCGCCCCCAGCGCTGACACGGGGGATGAGCCACTACCGGGTACGGACCTGCATATCGCCGAGCGTCCATAGCTTCGTCCCACAGGTCAACACCAGGGATGCCTGTGTAGATTCCGCCAGTTTCGACGAAGAGGGCTGCGACACGCTGCTCCATCACTCAATCTCCTTCTCAATAAGGGTTTGCAGTTCTTTCAGCCTCTCGATCTCCCGCTCCTTGGCACCAATCAGGTCCGCGCAGGACACCCGCGCCGGGACCCAAAGCTCCTTGCTGATAAACTCACGTAACAGGGCGCCTTGAATGCGGTTGTCGGTCATGAATTTTAAGAGGGGCATATTGACCTCCGCAGATCATCGAAGGGAATGAACCAGAACGGTGTGAACTTCAGCGGTATAGGCATATCAGCATATACCCATCCCTCGCCTGTTCGATAGTATGCAAGGGCTATCGGACCGAATGTTGAAACTTGGCCACCCCCTTGTGTCGGTTCATAGTCTGCGACTGCGTAGTAAACCACATACAGAACTCCGGGCTTTGGGTTTGCCGTATGCCAATATTATTCCAGTTCATTTCTAGGTATCATAAAAACTCCTCCCAAGGCATCATGCCCATCACTCGGACCATATCCGGATGGGCTGACTTCGCTGTTCGCAGTTTTTTGATGTGCGACCACTCGGCGGCATCTGCTGTGACCACGATCTCGGTCTTCAAGGCATTTGGCAATACTGCTCTGGCTTGTTGTGGTGTTAATCCTTTGAGTAACAGTCCATTATATGCTGCTTCTGCTTCACTGCAAGCAATCATAAAACGTATTTGATTCTCTTCTGCCCATTCAGCAAATCCATCTGGCCTAATAAACTCCATATTCTTTCCAGCATAGTTCACATACCTCGTGCTCTCCTGAGCAAAAGAACATGGGCGATGTCTCACAAGTTCGTGACTTACACCTCGGTCGCAGATGAACTTGGCTGAATAACGATGAAGAGCTGGTGGAATTTCGTCGTGGGGGCAGGGTTGCCAAGCTGAGGCTCTCAGTCCTTTGTAAGCGAACGGCACCGAGAATATTTCCCCGTACTCACGCACGAACGGAATAAATTCTATTTCCATACCCCCACGCATAAGCAGGTTACGCCACGCTGTAAGGCTTCCTCCTGTATATATGTAGTCAGCATCGCCGGTTCGGTTGATATATTTACCGAGTACCATCGGAGCCATTTCTCCTACTACATCCATCTTAGCCCGAACCACAAAATTCGAATGTTCAACCATCGCCAGATGCCCAGCCGCGATCAGTTTCCTGACGAACTTCTCAGCACTGTCCGGGGTGATCTTGTCCTCTGAGCGGTAACAAGTACGTCCCGCCATCTCGATAAACCGCAGGGCTCCCTCATAGTCCGTCGGCACCGCTCCGTAAAACTCAACACTTGGTTTGATGATTTTCATGGCTCCGCTCCCTCTTCTACCGGAGGATCAACGAGAGACTCCGGTTTCAAGTTTCCAACATTCACCCCCCATCG